GTAATGTAGTTACTGACGAAGATAGAGAAATGGCAGAAAAAGAAATGGAAGACATGTTTAACGAACTCTTTGAGAAGTTTGGTCCTGGTGGTGGTGCAGGTGGAGATTCTTCAGTTCTAGGTAAACTAGAAGGCGATGATAGTGAAATGGGTACAGAAAAAATGAACGGGCAGGAAATGATTTATATGAGTATGGTTTTCCCACCTGAAATGATTATGAATCTTATTACTTCTGGCATTTTAGATCCCCGTGATCTACAAAAAATGATCAAGGAAGTGAAGAAGAAGAATAAGTTTACAGGGGATGAGAAGGATCGAAAAGACTTCGGAAATAAGTTTTCCGATTGGAATCCAGATCCTAATTCAGATGACTATGCTTAAGTGGTTTCTAGAGTACTCAGAGGGCTTTAGAGCTCTTAGAGTATAGTTACTATTATCCTTTTCCATAGCCCACACAGACAGTGTAACGAGGTTGTCAAGTATTGTCAACCAATTTTTAGAAGATTCTTGATTTTTATATAATGGAAGGTATACTAGTGTCACTATGGGAAAGAAAAAGAAACCAAAACAAGAAGAAGATATAGAGGAAGTATTAGAACAACCTAATTTAAGACATTATGTCGATAATGTCAAATTTTGTAAAGAAATGTCAGAATGGAAGAAATTGGTTAGAGATGCCGAAGAGGCAGACGAAAAGCGGCCACCAGTAACTGATTATATTGCTCAGTGTTTTCTCCAAATTGCAGAACATCTTTCCTATAGACCAAATTTTATTAATTATCCATTCAGAGAAGACATGGTGGGAGATGGTATAGAAAACTGTCTTTTATATGCACATAATTTTGATCCGAAGAAATCAAAGAATCCCTTTTCCTATTTCACTCAAATAATTTATTATGCGTTTCTTCGTAGAATAGAAAAAGAAAAGAAACAATCATTTATAAAATATAAGTCCTTGCAAATGAATGATATGGATGGTAAATTTGTAGACTGGTTGAAGGAGAATCAAGGATCTTCTACCTATTCTGAATTTATACAAAAAACATTCTCTTTAACGGAACAAGATATTAATAATATGGAACCCAAAAAGAGAAAGAAGCGCAAAAAGAAAAGTAAAAGTAAGAGCAATAGGTTATTTGAATGAAAATTGCATTTATAAATGACACGCACTTTGGTGTTAGAAACGACTCTCCATTTTTTCTGGAGCAGTCTTTAGATTTTTTTGAAAAGACATTTTTTCCCTACTTAAAGCAACACAATATTACAAATGTGATTCATTTAGGTGATTTGTTGGATCGTAGAAAGTTTGTTAACTTTAACACTCTTTCTCAGGTTAGAAAGCGTTTCTTTAAACCTTTGATTGATAATAATATCAAAGCATATATTACCATTGGAAACCATGATACTTACTATAAGAATACTAACAGTTTAAATTCAATTAATGAACTATTCTTTAATGAATCTGATGTTATTAAAATTATTGAGTCTCCAACTGCAATAGATTTTGATGGTCTATGTATTGGTATTATTCCTTGGGTGACTCGTGATAATGAGGCGGAATGCTTACAATTTATTAGTAAGTGTAAATGTCCAATTATTGGAGGACATTTTGAAATTAGTGGATTTCAAGTAATGAATGGGGTGATACATCCACTGGGCTTAAATAAAAGAATATTTGATAGATTTGAACTTGTTCTATCTGGACATTTTCATCTAAAACAAAATAATGGAAATATTCATTATCTTGGAACACAGTATGAATTAAATTTTGGAGACATGAATAGTCCGAAGGGATTTCATGTTCTAGATACAGAAACTAGAAACCTTGAATTTATTAAAAATCCAAATAAAATATTTCATTTGATTAAATATGACGATTCTACCGAAGCGGGAATCGATACTATTTTAATGGAAAATTTAAATCAATATAAAGGTGGGTTTATAAAGGTAATTGTCACAAATAAAACAAAACCTTTTGCATTTGACAAATATATCGATGCTTTATATTCTTTAAATCCACAGCAGTTAACCATTGTAGAAGAATATAGCGAAAAGCAAAATTCTATTGACATAGACATTACAGAAGATACAATGTCTATTATAAATAAAGAGATAGATTTACTTGAACATATTCAAGATAAAACAAAATTGAAAGTGATTATTAAAGATTTATATATGGAGAGTTTAACAATATGACACCAAATCAAACAATACCTCTTCCGGAAGAGAAGAAAGAACCTGTATTTTCTGCTGAAAATTTTAAACCATCTGAATCCGATATTCCTCCTGTGAAAACAGCAGAGGGAGTTCCTGTACGCACATCACATAGTCATTACATGGGAATGTATGATTATAATAACAATGAATTTGCAAGAAAGGAACGATTTATTCAACGAACCTATGTTGGTAAGTCTAAGTTACACGGATATGGTGTATTTGCAAAAGAAGACATTAAGGCCGGAGAAATAATCGAAGAATGTCAGGCACTTCTTTTGGATTCTACCTTTAAGAATAATAAAGATTGGGTTCTTCAGCGGTATGCCATGACCTGGACATGTGGTTGTGATGTATGTCGTACTAATGGAAATACTATGGCAATAATGATGGGAAATGGCAGTCAATATAACCATTCTGAAACACCAAATTCATATATTGTACAAGACAGTTATATGAAAACATTTACATATTATGCACTGACTGATATTCCAAAGGGAACCGAGATTGTTTGGTATTATGGTGTTGGATATGCAAATAGACTTCGTTCAGAAGGAACTCTAGTACATTCAAGAGGAATTCCTGATGGAATTCAGAATATAGTAACAGGAGCTGCAAATCATATTGGCGCATATATGCCACCTGCATCAAAGGATCCACCAAAGAAGGGTTGTGGTTGTGGTGCAAAGAAACCACCAACACCTGGCAAGAAAGTAGTTGATGTTGATGGAAATACTCATGTTCTTAGAGAACAAAATCCAAAAGAACTTGCAGAACCAAAAGAACCTGTACAGTTTAGATCAATGGTAGTACCAGATAAGATTATTGGTGATGATCAAGTTTCAGAAAGTAAAGTTTAAAAATTTTGGATCGTTTGGTAATACATTTACCGAATTAACATTGGACAAAAATAATACCACTCTCATTTGCGGAAGCAATGGGAGTGGTAAGTCCTTTGCTTTTTTGGACTCTATTACCTTTGCTCTTTTCGGAAAACCTTTTCGTAAGATCAATATTCCGCAACTTGCAAATTCTATTAATTCTAAAAATTGCTTAGTTGAGATTGAATTTACAAAGGGCAATGAACATTATCTTATTCGAAGAGGATTGAATCCAAAGGTATTTGAGATTCATAGAAATGGTGAACTTTTAAATCAAGATGCCAAGAGTGTAGACTACCAGGCAGTTTTAGAGGAACAAATTCTTAAGATGAATTACAAGACATTCACACAAGTTGTGATTCTTGGTAGTTCATCGTTTGTTCCTTTCATGCAACTAAATGCATCTGATCGCCGAGCAGTTATTGAAAATATTCTTGATATCAATGTTTTTAGTTCCATGAATATGATTTTGAAGGGAAAGATATCTGCTCTTAAGGAAAATCTTAGAGAAGCAAATAATTCTATAGAAATTCAAAAAGAAAAAATTAATTCAAAATCAGATCTTATTAGTAGTCTACAGAACAAAAGCAACAAAGATATAGAACATACTAATGAAAAGATTCAAACAATAGAGTCTGAAATACAGCAACTTCTAAATGAGATTGATGATTTAGAAAATTCTATAACGGATACTATGTCTTCTATGAAGGATAGAGATGCTGTATTGTCTAAATTGAATGAGATTAAAACATTAAAGACTAAAATTGGTGTTAATTTATCCTCATTGACCAAAGATATAAATTTCTTTACAGAGAATGAAACATGTCCTTCTTGCTGTCAATCTATTACTTCTGAAGTGAAAGAAAAAGAACTTAAGAAGAGAGGTACAAAGAAGAATGAATATGAAAAAGCAATTTCTGAACTAGT